AATTTGGGTTATTTTTACAAGCCGGTACTTTATATATTGTTTTTCATATCAACGACATGATAGAAGTAATTGGTCGTAAACTAATGGCCGGTGATGTGATTGAATTACAGCATTTAAAAGATTACAATCCACTAGATGACACACTACCAGTGGCTCTCAAAAGATATTTTGTCATTGGCGATTGCAATAACGCAGCAGAAGGTTTCAGTTCCACATGGTGGCCGCATTTGTGGCGTGCAAAAATTAACCCATTAACAGATAGTCAAGAATACAAAGACATCCTCAATCAAATTAAAGTCCTTGAAACTATACCAGGTAGCGGTACTGGTAATGTTAGCCTTGGCTCTATATCTAGCATTATCCAAAAATATCAGGATATCAATGACGCTATCATTAGAGAAGCCGAAACCAATGTTCCGTACTCAGGTTATGATACAAGTTATTTTTATGTAAAACCTACTACCGAAGATAACTTGTACCCAACTGCACCTTTAGGTGTTACTGCCGATAGTAATTTAACAGCAGACGGAAATACAGTAAACTCAAGCTCAGGTATTGACAGCCCGGCCGAGCCACTAAAAGGGTATCTTACTTCCGCAGGTGGCACAGTGAATGGGCTTCCGGTTGCGGTAGGTATTATGTTTCCTATCAATCCATTAATTGGTGATTTATGTCTAAGGATCGATTACAGTCCTAACAGACTGTTCAGATATGATGGTCGTCGTTGGGTAAAAATGGAAGACAATGTGAGAACAAGTCTAACACCAGGACCAGAAAACCATACTCTAAGATCAAACTTTGTAAATGATACAAGTACATATACCAACAACAGAGGCAATATCACAGTTAGACAAAGCCTAAGTCAGGCTTTAAGACCAGAGGCAGATAACTAATGGCTCAGCAATATTTTTATGACGGGCAGATACGAAGATTTGTAATACAGTTTATACGTGCTGTTAGCAATTTTGAAGTAGAATTTGGCAAAGACCGTAACGGTACAAGAACTTTACAACGTATTCCGGTATACTATGGAGATGCAAGTAGACAGGCACAGACTATTCTACGCAACAACAGCGAGAATATCATGAACGCTGTTCCTGCCATGAGTGCTTATATATCGGCTTTGACCTACGAACAGAGTCGCATGCAGGAGCCAAATTTTGTTAGCAAGATGCATTTGCGTGAACGTCGTTTTGATCCCGAAACAGGATTGTACGATACACAACAAGGCGATGCATATACTGTAGAAAGATTGATGCCAGTTCCATATAAACTCACAATAAAATTGGACATATGGACCAGTAATACAGAACAGAAAATGCAAATCATCGAACAGATTGCAACGCTGTTCAATCCCAGTTTAGAAATTCAAAGCACAGACAATTATATCGACTGGACCAGTTTGACCTTTGTACAACTGTCAGATGTCAATTGGACTTCACGCACAGTACCAAGTGGTGCCGAAGAGCCTATAGATATAGCCACAATGACATTTGAAATGCCAATCTGGATCAGTAGTCCTGCCAAAGTTAAAAAACTCGGCGTTATACAAAAAGTTATTGCCAGCATATACGACGAACAAGGCGCCTTTGATGAAAATACAATTTTATCAAACTTAATTGCCAAAGTAAAATATACACCAATGAACTATGGAATTTACTACGCAGGCAATCAATTGAAGTTATTAAAACCTCATGAGATCGCCGAAGATGATGGCACTTTACATGTTACTGATCCAGTTAATAACTGGCAAGCTCTAATAGAAGTGTATGGAACTTTACGTACAGGACAAACTGAGATAAGATTGGAACTACCGACAGGTAATGAATTAATCGGACACGTTACCTATCATCCTTCGGATCCAACCGTGTTGTTGTTTACTGCAATTGAAGATTCCATGCCGAGCAACACATTAGATTCTATAGACGCTATTATTAATCCACAAAATGTTGATTATGATAGTGTATTATCAACTCCAACATCAGGAACGAGATACTTATTAACCGACAGTATAGGTAGTCAAGTGAACACCGGTGGTTACAGTGCCTGGGGAGATTTAGTGGCCAATGCCAATGACATCATCGAATACAATGCATTTTTAGCCTCCTGGTCTGTAGTGTGGGATAGTGAAAGTCAAACCAATTTAGAATACGTAACTAACAACAACACAAACATTCAATATAGATGGACAGGTTCGGCCTGGGTCAAGAGCGTGGAAGGTGTATATCGAGGCGGTGAATGGTCAATTGTAATATAGGTTGCGGTGCATTAATTTTTAGCAAACGTACTCAAAGATACCTGTTTTTATTACGCAACCAAAAAAAACATGCCGGATCATGGGGCCTAGTTGGTGGTGGAGTTGAACCAGGAGAAACACCTGCTGCTGCCTTACAAAGAGAAATCAAAGAAGAAATTGGCGACGTCGCCTACGAAAAAATTATACCTTTAGAAAAATTTACTGCAGAAACAAAAAACTTCGAGTATCATACCTATCTTGTCACAGTCAACGATGAATTTGTTCCCCAGTTAAACGACGAACATAGAGGGTTTGCTTGGACTGCTATAGCTGATCATCCTAAACCATTACATCCTGGCGTGTGGAGAACTTTTAGTTTTACTAGTATTATAGAAAAAATAAAAACAGTTGAAAAACTGTTTTAAATATCTGCTTCTAAAACAAACTGTCTTAGATTTAGACGTCTAAGATTTAAACAGTATTTCCAAGACTCAGGTATGTATCCTTTACCAGTCTTGTTAACTAGAACAAAATCTACATCATTATAGGTTTGAAAAACCTGTAACATACTGTTTTCATACAACAAAGCAGACGCAGTATTTTTTCCTGCATAGCCGTTTGATCCAGAGTAAACATTATAATCTGCACCCGGGGTATCAAGTGTATCGTGTCCTAGCAAATAGACTTTTTTGTGTCCATCAAAACATGCCATGTAGGCAGCAATTGCACCAGAATTCCAACCTGGATTTTGTGGTATAACATGAAAATTACCTGGATAGTTGAGAATATTTTTTACACTTGCGTACACAATGTGATTTTTACAGTAATCTCCGGATTTCAAATTGGCAGTTACAATTTCATTTGCTATACCATCACGTGTAACTACTAAAAAATCAGGATCAAAATCTCTATATAACGCATTGCATCCATACAGTCTCAAAGTTTTTGAACCTTGAAATCCTCGTTCTTTTTTGAGAAGTTTTAAATCAATGATACGTTGTCCTAGACCATTACCTATTACCACTGCTGTGTCGGACTTGGGAGTAAATGCAAAACTTGTACCTGCTGTTTCTTTGCTGTAATTCCAGGCAGAATTTTCGTACACTGCCTGCGTTACAATGTCTTCACCGGTATAATCTTTTCTGTAAATCTTTTTAAGTATGGCCATATATCAATCCAAGTTATGCTTGTGCTTCGGTCCAGGAAAGTCTACATGCTACATTTGCAGTCGAACTTCCAACATTTCTAGCCATGATAGTGATAATGTCCGGGCCGTCTGGATAATATGCAGTATTTGCAATATTTTGTCCTCCACCAAGAATGCTAGTTCCTAAATCTCTTACCAAATCTAATTCTGCTGTTGTAGTTGTAAAGTTAGTACCACCAGCTGTGTTTAAATAGAAACCAAAAATAGTTTCGCCGCCGGATATAGTTGTGCCTGAATTATGATTAATGTATTGTGCCAAGCTAGAACCACCTACGTTTGTCCAAGCCGGAGCTCCTGAACTTAACTGTCCGTTAAGAACTATAGTAACCAAAAACTGTCCGTTATTAAATAATCCTAAAGATCGTAAAACCATCTGCATACGGTTAACAATTTCTCTTGTTCCTAGTGTACCACCGGCTAAACCGTTGCTAACACTAGGTGCAATTCTATAACTCTGAAGTGCGTTAGTAGAACCTGTCGTGACTGATAACCCAGCTGTCATTCCATTTGTAAATACAAATGACTTGTCATCATCGTATCGCCCATCCATGATAACGCTAGTACCCCAGTGGCTAATAGTAGGACTAAAACTAGGACTGTGTAGCTCAACTGCCACAGGTGCAGTTGCACTATAAGTAAAACTCTGCGGGCCACCGGTTCCCATTCTACCAAAAATCATTGCTTGTGTGGCGGATGATGTTGCTGCTTCAGTTAATGTAACCGATGTGTTAGTTGATACACTGGCCACAAATGTATCTGCTGGAATTCCAGTCCCTACAACGTACTGCCCAACTTGTACATTTAGTGTATTACTTGCGGTTACAATCGCACTGTTAGCGGTTTGAACTACAGTTTGTGTAACACCCGGACTACCTCTAGTTAATCCAGTAAATGTTGGACCAAATGTAACTGTTTGCGTAGAAGTAAAGGTAGCAGGTTGACTTAGTGTTACTGATGTATTGGTTACAACACTTTGTACAGTAGTTCCAGATGGAATGCCGTTAGCGACAACGTATTGCCCAGTTGTTACACCAGTTGTGCTGGCGCCTGTAATTACAGTACTACCAGCCGTAATATTGAAACTCAGTGAAGCAGTTCCACTTTTTCCTGTATAAGAAACAAATTCGCTAGCAGTTTGATTATGAATCCACAATGTGCCCGAGCTTGGAAATTCTAGGTGATCCGCCACACTCATAGTAGAATCACTGGTACCCAAACTGCTAGTCAAAATTGTATATTTGCTAAACGTATTGACTTCATATCGGCCTGGCAAGTTACCAGAACGCATATATGCTTCATAGTTAATATTGTTGTTGGCTTGTTTATGAACATATATGATATCTCCACCGGAACCGCGGAATCCCCAGCGAATAAATCCTGCACCATACCATGAATAATCAATATAGAACATTTGCATGCGACCTAGGTCTAATCTATAACCGCTAGGCCCAGTACCGTCGGCGCGATCAATATTCCATTGACTTTGAGGTATTCTTTGTTCAATTGTTTTTGTGATTACTGCATTATTTGCAGAGATTAATCCACGATACGGTGGTGTAATTGTAAAACTGGAATCTGATGCGATATCAACTACACGATAGGTCATGCCTTTGATAGAAATAAAATCATTGGGACTTAATTGTCTTGCAAAAGTTGGAGTAGCAGTATTGTTTGTTGCAGCACTAACTACAGCACCACCAACTGCCACATTTCCAAGTGCACCAATCTGATATGTACTACTACGCTTAACAGCATACAGTTGTTGGCCGTCAAATTCAAAAAATAATCCGTTTTGGTTATCAAACATTCCTAATCTGATACTAGCTCCTACCCAGCTTGCTATCGTAAGCTGCGGAAATCCGGTGGCAGTGGTACTACTAGGTGTACTGGCTGCGGTATATGTAAATCTGTATCTATCTAAACTTTGCACTACAGTAAAACTGCCGTTATAGGCGGTTTCATTGCAACCAGCAATAATTATATTAAGGCCGGGCTGTATAAATTGTGCAGCTTTAGTTACGACTGTAACTGTAGTACCGCTGCTAGTAATACTATCAACTTGAATACTGGGCTTCATGGTGGAACCAGTACTCATTTGTACACCTTTACCACTTTGATAACGGAAATATCTACGAGTTTGTCTAATAATTTGCTCGTTGTGACTTGACGTAAATGTGCTAAATTGCACTCCACCGTCATAAGATCTATGTTGAAACGCACCCTGTGGTCTTACATATACGTTACCACCGGTAGGATTACCAGCCGGTGCAGTTACACTATAATAACTAAATGATGAGCTATTTCCGACTCCGGCAACTACCCAGGAACCATTTGCATTAGTTTGGTTAGTGCCAGACACCGCTATTTCATTACCTACTGCCAAACCGTGCGGTACACTTGTAACCACATTTACCAAATTACCGCTAAAGCCAATACTACTGAATGTGATGGCTGCATTACTGAATATACTACCACTGTAAGCCGCGGTAACACCGCTTACAAAAATTGATCCTGTAACACCAGTGAATGCGCTACGAGCTGTATATGTAAAGCTTGTTCCTGCACTAACAGCATCAACAATGTATAAACCATCGGCTGCGGCAAACAAAGTATCTATTATAAACACAGCAGTACCTGCGGCAGGTGGGCTAGAAGTTAAAACGGTTATTGTTCTAGAATTGTTTGTTGCATTAATACCAGTTATAGTAATTGGATTATTTGTATTCCAGGATGCAAACGGGCGATTATTAGTTAACCCAAGGCTTTCCCACTTAGTAGCCTGAGTACTATATTCAAAGTCTGTATCAATCAGTGCCTGCGGTTGACTTATTCTAAACTTATTAACTGGGTCTGTATACAGCTCCGACGGTTTAAAACTTTCTTCAAATTCGTCAATGATGATCTGTAGCCGATCAGTGCTGGCCATACCGCTGGTATTGTATGCCAATACAATGGTAGTTACAGTATTGTTAGCGGCATCAGTGGTAATGCTGTGACTAGCTAATGTTAAACTAGTGTCTGAAAAATTATAAATTACTTGATTTGTGGTTACATTGGTGATCAAGACAAAACGCTCTCGAGGCAAGGGCCTAGGAATCACTATAGTTTTTGTACTTGGTGTAAATGTGTAATAAGTGTCTAAAATCGCTTTTCTAGCCATGTGTGCTCCGATATATTGCTTATTTAGCTGTTACATACCCAACGCAATATCAACTGGTTTAAATGGGTATATTTTTGGTGTGGGCTGTGATGAACCAGGTTGTGTTCTAGCATAAACCGTAGTACCAGCTGGTGGTGATTCAGAAAATTTCAAGTTGCCCGCGGAAATGGTATAACCAACATCGGCAAACACTGCATGACTTAACCATACTAGATCAGTGTTTTCAGTGTAGGCCGGTTGAAAAATACCATTTATAGTAACTAACAAGTTCCACGGATTGGTAACTGTGACTGTGTTTTGATTATAAGTCAGCCTGAACAAGCTGGTTCGACCGTCCGGACGAATAGCATCCAAATCATATACCAATCCGGAAGTGATTCTTGACCCGTCTGCAAAGTTTACTCCAGTTGCAGTGGTGACCGTAGTTGCAGTGATGTTGCCGGATGTTGTAATATCAGTGAGTGTCTGTCTTTTCCAAGCATTGTTGGTTTGATTGTAAATGTAGGTAATACCATTTACTACAGTTGTTTGACCGTTAGCAGGATTTGTTGGAAATGACATTGTTGGACCTTTTTACATACTTATCTTAATTTGAAAGTAGCTGTGGGTGGCGCAAAATTGGCTGTGTATCGAGCAAAGCCTTTGGTCACCCTTAAATCATCAATGTACCCATCAAGATCGTTGGTAAGAGTGGTAAATTGAATTCCAATCGCGGGGCGGGCGCTGGCTGCAATGTCAATGGCTGTAGCATATGAAACCGAGGCATAGCTGACACCATCAATGAAAATTTGCAACGTTCCAGCTGTGTTTCTGGTTACAGCCACGTGATACCAGGTTCCAGTCGTATGTCCAGTAAACGAGCTTTGAGCTTGAACTCCGCCGTTGGCATAAAAAGCTATACTGGTACCGGTGCCTCTCCAATACAGTTGATAGCCGCCGCCTGTTGCTGCTGAAGTATAAGTGTCAAATATCAATCTGTTACCAGATAAAGTATTAAATTTTACCCAACATTCTATTGTGAACGGTCCGGTGGCAAAGGTATAATTTTGAGAATATGGCATCACTACGTGGTCATCTGTGCCATCAAACAAAATTGACCCAGTGCCATACTTTTTATCTACGTTACTAAGTTGTGCTTGATTGACAGTTTCTAATATGTTTTTGCCAGTAGCGTCTATAATACCAGCATTAGTAAAGTTGTGAAGCAAGCTGGTGTTTACTATAGGTGTGGGCGGTGTAGTAGGTGGTGTAAAGGTAGATGTGTAAAGAGCTGTGCCTTTGATCACACGCACTCCAGACATGTAGCCAGTGAAGTAATTGCTGCTGTGGCTGATGCCAATGTCCAAGGTGCCGTTAGCACTATAGTTAGCACTGTCAGTGACCGTTCCATCTGATACGCCATTGACCCACAAAGTCACTGTGGTGCCCGATCTAGTAACAGCTATATGATACCACTGTCCAGGAACTAGTGTGGTGTTACCAGTTCTCAAGTTGGCTGGTGTTTGCGGCGTAGTAGTTCCCCATTGTAATCGATTGGCCGGAAATACATATAAAGTCCATCCCACACCGTTGCCCCACATTATGGCTGATTCACTGGCTATACTGGTTGTCCAATATATCCATGCTTCTATAGTAAAATTTCCAGTACCAAAGCTGACTTGTTGTCCGGATGCTTGTGTTAAATTATCTCCAGTGCCATCAAAATACGCACTACCGCCATTGGTGGCTGCACTGTATTCAGCATCGGGAGCAAATGGTGAGAAGGCTTGAACTATTGTATCTCCGTTGCGAGTGATTGCGAAGGCGTTAGTGCTATTGTCAATAAATCTATTACTTTGGCAAGTTAGTAAACTTGTACCTGATATGGCTGTTAACGGTGAAGTTGGTACAGTTAAAGATAAAGATGTAGCATTATAAGTTGCTGGTCTAGATCCTTTTATCATTCTATAATTGCTCATATAACCCAAAATAGGATTACCACCTCGAGCTTGACCAACGAATTTTGTAGCAGTTGAAGTTATATCTGTTGTACATGCAGTGGAAGATCCAGCTCCTGTACCGTCAAGATACAGGCGTATTACATTACTGTTTCTGACTACAGCTATATGATGCCATTGATTAAGATTGAGCGTCCCGCCAGTGATTGTAGCTCCACCTGTTCCATTCCAAACAAAACTCAGCACTCTGTCATTGGTCATGAAAAAACTGTATCCGTCTGTACCAGCGGTCCCTTTTCCATTAAAACCTTGATTATTACCAGTGGGTGCTGTAATATAAACCCACGCCTCCATAACAAAATCACTAGTTCCAGGATTTAACGCAGCATTATCAGCTAGGCTTAAAAAATCTCCACTACCATCAAAATAATTACTCCAACCTGTTTGGCTGAACGGCGAATAAGTACCTTGTGTGGCATTGCCGTTTCTTCTT